TTACGCTCAGCAGTTCCCTTCTCGGGATCCATGTCACGGACACCTTCCTTCATGTGATCAGCAGCCTTGTACATTGGGCTACCATCTTTCTTCTTCATACCAGCTTTGTAGTTCTGATATGCTTTGGTGTTACCTTTCTTGTCAGCATTAGTGACAGTGTAGGTTTCCTTCATATCTTTCTTACCCATCGCTTTACCGATGGCCTTACGACGCTTCATCAGATACTCATCTGAAGAATCCTTATCACCGTCGTTATCTACGTCACCATCTTCCGAACCAACGGGATCAAGTTTCTTCTCGTAGATGGATGCGTATGCATCACCCCAGCTCTTACGGATTTGTGATACTTCTTCGAAGTGTGGGTTCTTCATGGAAGTACCCATCTTCTCCATGTCCTTACGAGCCTTCTCGTTATTTGCTTGTCTCTTCTTCATATCTGTCTCAAGATATGACTTGTCAGCTTTCTCAACCAACTTGAGAAGGAGAGTCTTTACGTTCAGTGACTCTTGTGCGACCAGTTGATTATGAGTTCTCTCGATTCTCTTCTCTTGATTGAATCTTGCAGACCATGACTCTTGGAGTCTCTTATTGTTTCTATACTTTGTAAACTCTTCAAGAGCAACAGTCGAAGCCTTTGAATCAATGACATCAAAAGCTTTGTTCAGTGACTCACAAAGTCTCTCGATCTTATCTTGTCTTCCCTTGATGTTTGACTCAACGAACATCTCACTGAAGATTGTGTGTGCAGAGTCAACAGAGTAACCCTTCTGGAACATCTCTTCCAGAACACTTTCTACAATCTCGTCAAGATCCGATTGAGTCAAAGATGAGAGATTCATTTCAGTGATCTCATCTCTTCCAGAAGTCAATGCTTCTTTAGCTTCGGTGTTATGGACAGCTGCATAAGCTTCCACAAAGTTACGCATTGATGAAGACATCTGTTTACAATTTACTTTTTCTTATCTTTATTTATGTCTTTACAGCTTACCACCAACAATACCATTGTTAATTACACGAACAGATCCAGGTGGCCATCCCTCCTGTTCACACTTAAGATGCCAACGGGTCATGTCCACAACAGCCTCCCGTGTAAGACCAGTTAACATCTTTCGTCCCTCTTGAGTCATTGTACTCCACAGACCAAAACGGGTCTCCCAAACGTAAAACGTTTCGTCAATTAACTCTGCGTCTGATGCCATGTCTAAAACGGCGTCTAGTTTCTTGATGTTCTCGTCAGTTGTTTCAGGCATCATACTTTGTCCATAATTTTTTAATGTTTTGTGTGATGGGTAGACCACCAATATAGGTTTCTAACAGTTCTCCTTTTTCATCAGCGATGACAAGAACAGGAGTAGCAGTTACTCCATACTTCTTTGCAAGTACAAGATTTTCTTCGGGGATAGGATCATCACTTACATCCTCAAGATAAACCTCTTCAATAATACTCTCACGGGGATCCTTGAGAGCAGTGATATATCTCTTGACCAGACCACATGGTCCGCAAGATTCTTTTGTAAACATTAAAAATTTAGTCACGTTGCCTCCAATCATCTGGTTTATCTTGTCGGAACCAATCGATAATTTCATCGGCACCATTGAACCCCGTTTTATAGTTGGATGGGTCGGGGTCACCTAACCCCATCCTATTCATAAAATCATCAATAGTCCCCTCTTGAATATCTTGAGAGGACTGTCTTCTTGCTTTCTTTAACATTTCTCGGGCAGTTGTATTAGCCTTTGATAACTTCTCTGCCCAGATCATGTCATCCAATTTAACCTCTTCACCATTTGCTATGCACTTGCAAATGAACTCTAGCCGAAGCCGATATTGAGTCGAGAGCATATTGATTTTTCTCTTTAGAATATTTATTCTTCTGATGTATCAGATTCTTCTTTCTTATTAAAACCGAATGGTCCTGTCAGTTTTTCCTCAAGCGCGACTTTAAGTGCCACACCACCAAGAGTTTCCATGACTTTAAGGATGTCTTCTGCCTTGGCATCTTCACCAAGTTCTTTGGCAACATACCAATACTTTGGCCAGAATGACTCACCAGCCTTTTGATAGTCTTCGAGAGTAAGTAGTTTCATAATTGAGATAATACTTCTTTGTAAATGTTTTCGGCGATTGCCTTCATCATGAGGGGAGGTACCATTCTACCAACTCTTTCAGTTTGTTGTGAGTGAGTGCCAGTAAGAATGAAATCGTCAGGAAGAGATTGAATGCGTTTAAGTTCTGGAACAGAAAGAACTCTGTCTTCTTTCCAGTGTATCAGACCACCACTTGCTGTCAAGGTCGGAGAGGGTTTATAAAATGATGCCCTCTTTGTATTGAAACAGTGTCCTTTCTCGTGATAATCCATACCAGATAGAATCTTCTTAGGATTCTTTGGCATTTTCTTTACGACACTTTGATAGACACCACTCTTCAACATATGTTCAGTCAGAGACTGAATGTTCTCAGGGTCGTTTTCTACTCCATCAATAATATCACCGATGGTTGTGTCTTTGGATGACGTGGGAGGGAAGAGTGAAGATACTGTAAGTACATTCAAACCAATCTTATCTGCGATGTCCTGACGAACCGCAATAAAGATAAGTCGTTCTCTTGCCTGACCTACACCGTAGTGAGATGACTTCATCACTTTTGATGTGACGAGATAACCAAGATCCTCAAAGGCATTGGTAATCTTAGCATAATAAGTCTTTGCCTCCCCAATTGTCAATCCCTTGACGTTCTCAGCAACAATAACTTTTGGTTGAATACCTTTGGCTACACGGATAAATTCAAAGAACAGGTCTTCAATATTCTCAACCTTCTTTCCATCAGAATAGTTCTTTGTCTTACCCCAACCATCAGAGTGTTTAGATCCTTCACCACGACACATTGATCCTGCAACAGAGAATGCAGAACAAGGTGGTGATCCATCAAGAATATCCAACTCCTTTGGTTTCAATCCAGTAATCTTCAGAAAGTCACCACCAGTTAATTGTTTGATATCATCGGGGACAATCGGTGTTGAAGGATAGTTAGATGCATATGTCTTTCTTGCCTCTTCGACAAACTCATTGATACACAGAATCTTACCACCCGCAAGACGATACCCTGTGGATGAACCACCTCCACCAGCAAAGGTTGAAATCACGGTGAACTTTGATTTAGCCTCACCGTCGTATACATCCTGTAAGTTATATGGTAGTTTCATGTGAACTTATTCTTATACTGTGTAGTGTAATATGTTTTTGGATTTTCGACAACATCTTCGTACAAAGACTTAATACCCATACCATCTTGAAAAGCAACCTTCTTTCTATCAATAATATTGTCAGGAAGTTCTCCTCTGAAAGCTTCTTGGAGGATTGCTTTGGGTCTTGACTTACCGTCCCACACCTTATCTTGACTCAGACCAAGTGCGTTTTCAACCAACTGTGTATTCAAGAAAGGAAGACGACACTCGATCCCATACTTCATGAAGATCTTATTACATCTTGCAAAGTTCTTCCGATGTTGTGATCCGAATAATTCAATTCGATAGTTAGTCCAACCTTTATCTTTGATACCATGATAACTCATACCATAGGATGCCCAGAGTTCATCACTCCCTTCACCTGACATGATTACCTTAAATCCATCTT